GAGTTGCGCTGGAAGAACAAAAGCATTTCACAAAGACTGAAAGGCGTGCCAACATTGCTCTTGGTTTGTCGGTTTTGAGTTTGCTTGTTGCCATTGCTACAGCCTTAAAAGGTTGATGACGTTGATGAGCAGCGCAATGATGGACAGAGCGAAAGCAATACTGTATTTCAGGTCAAGGCGTGCATAGTATCGCTTGGTTTCCTCCAGCATCTTCTTGTCAAGCTGCTCCTGTTCTTCCGGTGTTCGGGGAGAGTGATCCATCTTCTTTACCTCCCTTCGTGTTGACTGGGTTGCAATTTGTTGATTGCATGACAAGTATAAGTCATTAAACAACATTTGTCAAGAGGCGTTTTGTTGATTTTTCCAACAAAAAGGCCTTGACGCTTTAACGTGCACCTGCTATAATGATGGCAAAGGGGGTGACTAAAATGACGATAGGCGAACGAATTAAGGAGGTCAGAAAAACTGAAAAGCTGACTCAACAAGAGTTTGCTGACCGGTTGAATCTTAAACGCAATACGGTTGGCAGCTATGAAGTAAACGTTGTTGACCCTAGTGACCGCACTATTAAAGATATCTGCGATAAGTTCGGCATCCGCGAAGAATGGCTCCGCACTGGTGAAGGTGAGATGCGCCTAGGTGAGGATGCCCAGTCGGAAAAAATCGAGGACTTTATCAATGAGGTAATCCGTGATGATGACGGCACTTTCAAAAAGCGCTTTTTGGAGATGCTGGCGGGGCTTGACCCGGCGGACTGGGAGCTGTTGGAGCGCATGGCTGAAAAATTGACGCAAAAAAAAGAGGAGAACCCGTAAAAGGTTCTCCCCCGAGCGCTGGAAGGTCAGTCGATCAGGCGCTTTGCGCAGACCCACACAAGGCGCAGTTTGCGATAGTCGGCTCGTTCCAGCAGTTCCATGATGGCGTTGATCAGATCTTGGCGTGTCATGTGGCAATCCTCCGATTCGGTTTTATGTTCAAGAACATTATACAACCATTCGGCGTTGAATGCAACAACTTTTGACAACTGAAAACAAACGAAAAAATCGCAGAAAACTGGGATTTTTTCAGCAGAAAAAAGGAGAGAATCATGAAAAAGTCAGCAAAAAGGCTTTTAGGCGTTGTTTTTACACTGGCGCTGATGACGATTCTCGCATGCGGTGCCTTTGCGGCAAAGCCTGCGGTCGAGCTCACCGACGTCTATTTTACGGTCGATGCTTTTGACGGCGTCAGCCCCACGGTCTGCTTCCGGAATAATTCAAACAAAACCATTAAATACGTTACGTTCACGTTGGTTCCTCTTAATGCGGTCGGTGATAGAACTTCCTGTACAATCAGCGGCCGCTCGACGGTGACGGCACAGGTAGTAGGGCCGATTGCTCCGACAAGATTCGACCGAACGGTCGCAAACACGGTGACTTCCCCCGCGTCCATGGGGGATTTTGGGCCGTTCCAGGCACAGCAGCAGCTTGCAACGGATTATTACTTTGGCGCAGAAGAGCGCAACGGGCATAGAATCTTTTTGGACAAGGACGGTAATGCCTATTATGCTGATTCCTACACTCCGTCCTCTGTTCTGTCTGTGATCGACCATTCCAAGACGCGGGGTCAGCTGGATTCTACTACTTATCTGACAGATGACGAACTCCAGAATGCAATTTACAATGCAGCAGTGGAATGGGATTGCCTTTGGTACAACAGCACGATCGACGAGATTGCCGTGACCAAGGCGGATATCATCTATATGGACGGAAGTAAAGAGACTGTCAATCAAAAAGCCCTGTATTCGGGTCACTTCAGAAGCGACCCGACGAATCAGCCTTACTATGTGCTGACCAGCAAATACGCCCCTGTTTACGATTATCAGTATTACAAAGAGCACAACGCCGATCTGGCTGCCCTGTTTGGAGATAACCAGTGGAAGTATCTGGAGCATTTCGTAAACAGCGGCATGAAGGAAGGCCGTCAGGGCAGCAGTGCATTTAACCTTGCCGCCTACAAAGCAAACAATCCTGATCTGGTTGCCGCTTTTGGCGAAGATAACCAGAAATACTATGAGCACTATATCTCTTCCGGCAAGAGCGAAGGCCGGAAGGCATCCTGATTTTTGAATAAACAAAAACGCCCCACCGGCGGCAACCGGCAGGGCGTGAAAGAATGGCTTGCTCACGAGGAACAATCCAATCCAGCAGTTGTATTGTACCACCTCCGGGCAGGCTTGTCAAAGCGTACCCATGGAGGTGCATTTTATGGGAAAACGAACCAACACGGCAGCCTGGCTGCCGAATCAGCAGCGCTGGCAGATCAACGTCCAAAAGAATGGTGTGCGCAGATCCTTTACCAGCTCAAAGCCCGGCCGCACCGGCCAGCGTGAAGCCAATGCAAAGGCGGACGCATGGCTGGATGACGGCATCAGCAATACTCGGATGCTGGTAGAAGCAGCCTATCCGCAGTGGATCGGCGAGCTGAAATTGACCACCAGCCGCTCCAACTGGGAACCGATCCAGAGCCGGTGGAACGTCTGGGTGCGTCCAGTCATTGGCCGGAGGCGTGTGGGAGACCTGACGGAACAACAGCTGCAAGCCATCATCAACAAAGGATTTGCAGGAGGACTGAGCAAAAAATACCTTTCCAACATGTGCACGGATTTGACCATGTTCTGCAAATGGCTGCGCCTGAGCAAAATGTCCACTCTGCGGCCGGAAGAACTGCATGTGCCAAAGGGTGCACGCTCCAAGGAAAAAGAAATATTGCAGCCGGAGGATCTGCGTACACTTTTTGAGGTGGACACTACGATCCTGGACGGCAAACTGATCGAGGATCCTTATGTCAATGCGTACAGGTTTAGCGTTGTGACTGGCCTTCGTCCGGGCGAGCTGATCGGACTGAGCTGGAAGGACGTCAAGGGTGGCAGGGTAAAGATCCGGCGAGCTATAAACACCCGTGGCGAGGAAACCCGCGGCAAGAACGACAACGCTGTGCGCGCCTTTGCACTCACCGATAGTGCGGCCGCTATTCTGCAGGCACAGAAAAAGCTGACAGGCGGGCAGGAGAGCGTGTTTTGCATCTCCTGTGAGGACACCTATAGAAAATATTGGCGGCGCTACTGCGAGGCCAACGGCCTGCACTATGTTCCGCCGTATAATCTCCGGCACACGTTCGTATCACTGGCAAAAACGCTGCCAGAGGGACAAGTCAAGCCCTTGGTTGGCCACTCCCGCCAGATGGACACGTTCGGGATCTACGCGCATCTTATTCATGGCGAGGATGTGCAGACTGCCGCAGACCTGGACAACGTTCTCAGCAGGGTTCTTGATCCGGAAAGTCTTGAGAAATAACACATTTTGTAACACGTTTCTATTTCTCGCACCGTGTTTGCGGTTTCCTTCCCGGAGAAGTGGATTTCGGAATTTAACGGAAGTACGTTGGATATGTATGCCGGGTTTTCGCCGGAAAAGTTCTGGACCGGGTTCGACCCCCGTCGGCGGCATGAAGAAAAGCACCTGAGAACGATGGTTCTTGGGTGCTTTTTTTCATGCTTGTATTCCGGAAAGGGGATGATATGCACATGCTGCGGTCGAGCGGATGGAGAGGCTTTGCGGTCTGTTCACAGTTCATTCGCTGAATTTGTAAAATAAACGCAAGAGAAAACGCAAGAGAAATCTTAGCGGATTCTCTTGCGTTATTTTTTTTGCGCATTTTTCAGGAAAGCGAGGGAACAGGAATGGCAAAACACATGACGCAGGATGACCGCAAGGTGCTGGAAGCTCGGTACAATGCTGGACAGAGCGTTGCCGGAATTGCCAGGGCGATGAGCTTTAACTATTCCACCATCTATAAGGAACTGAAGCGCGGCGACACTGGAAAGATGGATGCCAATGGCCGCGCAGGGTATAGTGCAGAGCTTGGGCAGCAACGCCTATACAACGCAAAGCAGCGGCTCAGGTATCGGGCGGATTGCCCGGCGGAGTAAGGCATGGGAGAAGTGTTCAAGCTGAACCATTGCTACAATGTGGACTGCCTGCCAGCAATGGAACTGTTCCCGGATAATTATTTTGACCTGGCGGTTGTGGATCCGCCGTATTTCTCTGGCCCGGAACGCAGAGGCTTTTACGGATCCAAAGTCAGCAAAATAGGCGTACACCGTGACTACCCCGTCTCTCCTGCTTGGAGTAAACCAGAGCCGGAGTATTTCAGGGAGCTGTTTCGAGTGTGCCGCCACTATATTGTATGGGGCTGCAACTATTTTGACTACCAGTTTGCTACCGGACGGATCGTGTGGGACAAGTGCAATGGAAATTCTAGCTTTTCAGATTGCGAGATTGCGGCGACAAATTTGTTTTCCTCAGTGAGAATGTTCCGGTATATGTGGTCCGGCATGATGCAGGGAAAAAGCATCACAGAAGGCGACACCATGCAGGGAAACAAGAGCTTGAACGAAAAGCGAATCCACCCAACGCAGAAGCCGGTTGCTCTTTATGACTGGATTTTCAAAAACTATGCAGAGCCAGGGCAGAAGATCCTTGACACCCACCTCGGAAGCGGAAGCAGCCGCATAGCAGCATATGAGGCGGGGCTTGGCTTTATCGGATTTGAAATTGATCCGTTCTATTTCCAGTTGGAAGAAGAACGGTTTTCTGAGTACACAAGTCAAACAAGCCTGTTTCACATGGAGGGAAAGAAAAAATGATTCTTGAAAAACTTCACAGAGCAATCAACAACTTCAACAAGACATTCAACTGGCGGCGCTTCCGCCGCGATGCGCTGCACCTGGGAGAAAGCCTGCTGGTGTTCGGCGTGCTGTATGGCATTTTTTCAACCCTGATCTGGGGTGTCTGCTGGCTGTTCAAAATCAATTACAACCCAGATCTCATTGCCGTTGCATGGGCAGTGCCGGTGTTGCTGGACACTTTGGTCAACAAGGCTTATGACTGGAACAATGAAGTCCGGGACTGGGATTGAAAGGTGGGAACGACCTATGGATGAAGCAACAAGAATCTCGCTGAAAGACCAGTTCAACAGCCTTTTGGTACAGGCTATTGAGGGTAGGCGCGGCGGTATGGCACTGATGCGGGTGCTGGAAGAACTGGACTTTTACAATTCCCCGGCCAGCGCGAAGCATCACCTGAATGTCCCCGGCGGTCTGGTGATGCATTCTCTCAATGTGGCAAGAGCCGCCCTGGAATTATGCGACAAGATGCCGCAGTTTGCAAAATGCAATAAGGGCGCAGTCTTGACCGCCGCGTTACTCCATGACGTTTGCAAGGCTGGGCAGTACATCAAAAAGCCGGATGGCAGTTACCGTTATGAAGATAGTCACTTGATGGGACACGGTGAAGCATCCGTCAGCATTATCAAAGACTGGATTTTCTTGACCGATACGGAAGCCCTGGCAATCAGGTGGCACATGGGAGCATATAGCGGAGAGCAGGACTGGGGAACGCTCAGCAAAGTATACGACCGCTGCCCGGAAGCTCTGTGCCTGCACATGGCTGACATGATCGCAACGCACATCATGGAGGTAGAAGAGTGAGCAGAGGCACCGCCTACTATGATCTTCCGAATGGTGAGCGAATAGAACTGCCGACAACCATGCCGGATGTTGAGGAAGTGCCGGGACCCCTATGTGATGGAAAATTTGAATTGCCAGAAGCCGTAAAAGAAATGTTCAAGTGGATGGATGAAACATTCGGAACATGGGAAAGCGACTTCAGCAGTTTCAAAATCTGGATGAAATTGCGGAAAAACTTCAATCCACCGGTGCGCTGGGAAGCGATGCAGGACAAGCGTCGAAACCCAAAGCCTTTGGGCCGAAACACCTATTTATATAAAGCAAGGAAGATCAAGAGCTTGGCAAGAAGTACACATACCAGAGTATCCCTGCACAAGGGAAAACAAAAGGGTACTGAAGAACAGTGCAAGCACACATTCAAGATAACCGCAGCCCGGTGCGCGCCTTGCAGTGGTTACAACGTGGAGTGCGAGCACTACGAGAAAAACAGTGCCGCTGATACAAAGCATGGTTCTTCTCGAACGTGAAATAAGCAGCCCTGCACCGCAGAAGCGGGGCTGCTTTTATATGGCGCATGGCGCTTTTTCTAGGCATTGAGCGCTGCAAGCAGGGCCGGACCCTGTATGTGCCGAGTTGAGTTTTCCATGGAAGCCGGTACGGTCAGGAAATCAGCCGGCCGACATAGCGGAATGGTGCTGTACAGCAGCGTCCTCCTTTCCGTTCAAGCCCGGTGAAAGACCGGGCTGCCATTTCCGCGAAAGACGCACCCGCATGGATTTGACGGGAATGGGTGCGCCGCAGCATGAGCGTAGAAATGCCCTGTTCAATCCGCCCAGGAACAAAAGCGGTAGGCCATTGCCGTGGCCGCCCCGTCCGGTACTCTCTTGCCGGGCGGGTTTGATATGCGGACGCATAGAGGATGTACTTGCTTCTGACTATCCCCCATGAGCAGGTGAGCCGGTTCGATACCGACCGTCCGTGCAAGAAAAGAAATGAGGAAAATGAATGGAACTGGAATGCTTAACGCCGGAGTTTCCACAAGGAGCGAGAATTTACAGCGTGGACGGGGTGGCACCGTCGCTGCTCAATAGCGCTTCGGCCATGAGATCGCAAGGCTTTTTGGTCTGCGGGGGGGGAGTGGGACAGCATGAAAATATGCGAAAGTAAGCCGGTGATTTGCAGAGCGTCAGGGCAGGCATCGGCTGATACGCTGGATAACACCTGCCCTTGTCTGACGTGTGACCATGAAGCACCTATTGTTGCCGGATCATACTGCTTGGCGGGGAATATGATAGACCGCAACACCGGGATGAACGGCACGGGAGTAGACGAGAATGTGACATTCACGCTGAACACCGTTGACCGTCACGCGGTAGCCTATGACGCAAGGCACCATTGCCTGAACGGCAATGTGAGCGGAACATTGCAGGCTAAAGGGGAAGGCGGATGGAGCCTGAACTACATAAATCCGGTAATTCAACCGTTGCCGGAAGCAACCGGAGCGGATACCTATAATGGAACTGTTACCGGAGAGGTGGCGGCAACGCTTACAAAAGTGAACGGCGTAGCAACGAGTGGACCAAAAGTGATTCAAGCCGGCGAAAAGGGTTCACCGGACTGGATTGTTCGCCGTCTTATCCCATTGGAATGCGGCCGATTGCAGGGCTTCCCTGATGGGTGGGCAGAAATCGCACCGCTGACCTCTCCACAAGAGTTTCCATTCTGGCGTGAAGTATATGCCAGAGATTGCGAAATCAAAGGGAAAAGACCGAGCAGAAAAATTGTGCAGGGTGGCAGCACTGAAAGCGACAAGGCATTGATGCGCTGGCATGACGGCCTGCATAGCATGGCAGCAGAGTATGCCATGTGGGGCAATGGTATGGCGTTGCCGAACGCACTGTTCTTTGTCAAAAATGCTTTCCGGGAACTGGGCAAACCAGCCGAGGACGTGAAGTTGGGAAGCCTGTTTGACGGCAGCGGAACGATGCCGCTGTGCGCGGTAATGTGCGGTGGACGGGCAGTATGGGCAAGTGAGGTGGAGCCGTACCCTATTGCCGTCACGAGAACGCACCTGCCGCATATGAAGCACCTAGGAAGCGTGAAGGATGTCCGGGGAGACAAAATCGAGCCAGTAGATATTATTACGTTCGGATCTCCTTGCCAGGACTTGAGCATTGCTGGAAAACGCGCCGGCCTGGGTGGCGGAAGATCTGGGCTATTCTGGGAAGCAATCAGAATCATCATAGAAATGCTGGTTGCAACAAATGGCAAATATCCGCGCTTTGTGATCTGGGAAAATGTGCCCGGTGCACTTTCGTCAAATGGAGGGAAGGATTTTGAAACGGTCCTCAATGAACTACTTCGTATCAGAGGATTTGCCGGAGGTAGAGCAGATAAGCCTATTCTCCAACATGGCAAGTGGGGGGGCTTCGCAAACTACGGAGCTGTTGCCTATCGAATCGTCAATGCTCAATACTGGGGAATCCCCCAGCGCAGGCGCAGAGTATATGCTGTCTGCGATACTCGTAGAGAATCCGCCGGAGTGGTCGCTTTTGAGCGAAAAGGCACTCAATGGGATTTTAACCCGTGCATCCCGAAGGGGGAAGAAATTGCCGGACTTACTGCTGACTGCTATTCATGGCATGATCGAATGGTGGCATCGAGGCCAGCGGGGGGGGCAGCATGGAGCCTACACCGTGAAGATCCGGTCAGGGTGTGAGGGTGGCGGAAAAGGAGCACTTGTTCAGAAAGAACTTTCTGCAACACTGGCGACACATCAGGATCAAACGCTTTTTGAGCTGAGAAATATGGTACTGAATGACCAAGGCGGAGGAAGAATGAGCGTCACGCAGGGAACGTCCGGGACGCTCAGAGCGCAGGAGCATGGGCATCCGCCAATTACTTTTGACAAGATGGGAGGAACGGAAAAAACATGAAAGTGGACATATCAAAAATTGCCTTGGTAGTAGTCATGATTGCAGGCATACAGACCGGCGTGCTTTATCACCGTATTGATGATCTGGAATGTCAGCGGGATATTTACAAGTCCCGGTATGAGGACTGGGAGGGCGTGTCGAAAGAGATTGCAGAGTACGCCGATACCCTGCGGGATTCTCTGAAAGCACGGGACCGACTGGATGGAAAATTGCTAGTTGAGGATGCTGGCGATTTTCTCTGCACGGCCTACTGCACCGAAAAGCGGGAACATATCTGCGGAACGGGAACAGGAATCACGTCCAGCGGTGCACCGGTAGAAGCTGACGTGACGGTGGCGGCTGACCCGGACGTGTTCCCGTTTGGGACTGTCCTCTATATCGAGGATGTAGGAGTGCGGATCGTTCAGGACAAAGGAGCGGGAATCCAGGGAAAACACTTGGACATAGCCGTTTCTGGAAGCCACGAAGATGCACTGAGCTGGCAAGGCTATGGAACGCACCGGGTCTGGATCATCCAGGAGGCAGCGAAGTGATGTGGGGCAAGCTCCAAACGCACGGAGACAAGAAAAATGACGCAGAAGTTTTGGCTATTGCTGCTGCGGGTGCCCCGTTGGATGTCATGGCTATGTTTTTTGAATCACACATTGAGGAGTTGCCTGACTTGTGCGTTGAAAAACTTGCAGAAGCAGTTGATAAACGCGCCAGCGATACTCCATGTCACCGGGAATCTGAAAACTGGAAAGACCTTGCAGCTTGGGCAAGAATTGAACTTAAAAGGAGAAAAAGCAATGGACGGATTTGTGAAAACACTGGGTGTTCTGATGGTTTTGGCAGCTGTGGCACTGTGGGCGGCACTGATTTTCTTT